GTTCCCTAGTAACAAACTTGATTATGTTGCACAAGCACTAGGTTTAGGTGGAAAAGTAAAACATATTGGTCATGAGCTGTGGATACGGTGCATGAACAAAGATAAACAGGCTTGGGATATGATGAAGAAATATAATATCCAAGATGTTGTATTGTTGGAAAAGGTCTATGAAAAGATGTTGTCTTGGATTAGAAACCATCCAAACCACAATGGGTTCACAGAGGGTGTTGTATGTCCTAACTGTGGTAGCAGTAATCTTATAAAGAGAGGTTTTTCTTGCAATACAAATACCGTTTATCAGAGGCTTCGTTGCAACTCTTGCGGAAAATGGTCGAGGAGCAACAAGCAAGTGAAGGACATGAAAAAGTTACAATCCGCCATCAGCATTTAGGGAGAACTATGGATATCGATGAAATAGCAGAAGTTATGACAGGTAAAATCATAGAAGAAGTTGCCATTACATATGGTGAAGACACTATGACTATCTTCTTGTCTGACGGTTCTAGTATAGAAATCGTTATTGATTCTATCTATGCAGACATTCCAGAGCTAGATGACTAAAAGAAGTATTACTTTACCTGACGGAACAAAGACTGATAACTATAGTAAAGATTATCAAAGATATTGTGAAGCACTAAACCTATCTAAAAAACCTTTGTTTAAACGACAAGAATGGTTAAACAAATTACAAGATGAAGAGAGAGTAGAAAAATTAAAGTATTGGCTAACTTTGATTTGGAAATCTAATACCTAACACCTTTAGGTAAAAAGAATTCATTAAGATCAGAATTTTTTATTTCGTAGTGTGGAAATTTTGTTGTAAACTTTGTATTATTATCTCTGTTTCTAACAACACCTTCTTCATAATAAGTAGCTTTTTTAAGAAAGTCATCTTTGTCTATCCATCCACATATAGTTAATATTCTTTTTGTTTTATGCAGACTGCAAAAGATATAGCGATCTACATTATAATTTACCTGCATTGCTACTAAATTATTTACAAAATGTTTTTGTGGTAAACTATCTCTTCCCATTGTTTTGACATCATATGTTTTCCCATCATATGTAAGATCAACACCTCCATCAAAACCACCTTCAAAATTAATATCTACACCAAGATAATCAGATACAACTTTTTGTCCTGCAATCCCAATTCTTTGCTGTTTAAATGTACCATCTGCCTTACCTCTATTGCCAAGATTATATTTTCTAGCGATGTTTAAACTGTACTTTGCTACCTCATCAGAAACTGATAAATGTATCAAGCTCCAACCCTTCTACCAACGATAGTCAGCAAATTATCTATTGCTAACTCTAGTTTAATTTCATAATACATAGGTTTTTTTGTGTTTAGATAACGAGCATAGATAGCTTCTTGCTGATCCTTTGGTAGACTATGTATCACAGCATCTACTGTTCTTACATTGTCAGACTCCACATCTTCATACATCTCATCAAACGCATCATAACTAGATTCTCCTCCAGAGGACATTCCTAGAGACTTACTAGGATACCCTAGCTTATGATTATCTGAACGCATAAACAATCTCCATTTGTCTAGCAACTCTAATAACCTATTTATCTGCATTATTCACCCCAATGAACACTATTATAATAGCTGTCACCATAGCTTATCTTTTGACTACCAAAGCCTTTAGATGTTCCGTCTTCTACTCTTCTATGTGTTACACCATTTATTTTAAATTGCTTTACTATATCTTCTGGCTTTGGATACAATAGTTCAGCAAGCAAACATTCTTTTATTTTGCCATAAGTGTAAATACCTTTTTTGTCTTTATACTTAATGATAGTGCCGTCTTTTATCATATATTGAGCATTATTGTATATGGTTTGATTTGTAACCTTTAAGAATCTAGCAAGATTACCACAGGTCATAGCCCCACCATCTAGAGCTTTCAATATCCTTTTCTTAAGCTCTTCTCTTGTAAGCTTGATGCCATTAAAGGTTGTTACGACAAATCCTCTATCTTTACTTTCCATCTGTTCTTTTCCTTATAAAATCCCCAAAGTTCTATTCGTATTCCAGCTTCCCTTACCTTACCAATATTTTCATGTTCTGTCATCTTTTTTCTTCTGGCAGACATGTTGCTTTTAGAAGTCACCTGTATAGCTAATACCTCATCTCTCCTGATTGCAAGAAAGTCTATAAAGCCCCACAAGTCATTCTTCTTACGACTAAATGTATTATACTTTTCTACATTCTCAACTAAATATCCTTCTTCAGTCAGTCTTTTTCTTGTCGGTATGTTTAGATTTGTCGGCATCTTTCTTTCCAAATATTCTATCCCAATTTTCCTCAAACTTTTCAGGATTGGGGATAGGTCTTGGACTACTTCCCTTTCCCATAATCTATCTCCTTCTTTATAAAACCATTAGGCATATAAATATAATCTTCATGCAGGCAACTTGTATACTCTGCATCTTTGTAAAATTCTTGGACATATTGATTGGCTGCGGCACAAGAGATAAAGTGCCCAATGTATTCAGGACTGTCCATTGTCATATAAACTATTAAACAGTATTCAAACATAATTAGAGAGAAGTATCCTAGCACTTTGGAGGAGAGTAAAACGCACCATAGAGGNNGTGCGATTTGATGTGGCTAACATACTTCTCATCACTATTGTATTCTATATATGAGTAACAATCAAATACAAACTGTTACGCCACTGTCGTCTGTTGTACATACAATGATATTGTCATCAGGTGTGATAACTACTTTATCATCTGCAAGTGTGTTTAAACAACATAATAAACCTATAACTAATATACTAACTGTTTTCATTTCCGCTCTCCTTAAAAGTTATTTTATTATCAGGATACATTTTATAAAACTTACCTTTTATATCATGAACCATTTCAACTCTAATACCACCATCATCTTCTTTAAAGAATTGAATAGTAAACCAGTCACCCTCAATCGCTATTCTTCTTGTTGTCATTTTTACATATCCCATGTGCTGACAAGTCTCTACCACACCACCATTTATTCTTGTCATATGTGTTTGCAGGATGTTTACACTTGTGGCACACCTGCTTTCCTAATTTAATAGCCATCTATCGACTATCTCTATAGCTATAATAAGCACAATCGTTATCAATCCAACGAGATAACATACTGTGCAAGGTTCGTTAGTCTTCATCGTGTAATGGGTCTTCTATCCACTCGTCAGGCATAATTGGAGATGCTTTCTTTCTATCTAACTCATCTGCCAAATCATTAGCATACCATGCAATCTTACGAAGTTCTTGTGCCCAATCATCTTTCTTCCCAAGCCGTTGAGAATACTTTATCAAATTACCTTTAACATAAAACTTATAGCTGTCACCTAGTTTAGCTTTAATAACATCTATAGTTTCTATCCCTCCATCTTTGTAATGGTCAGGGTTAATCATATCTTTCATGATTGTTCCTCTAGTATTAACATTCCTTTTTCAAACTCACAAACTACACCTTTCGCCCTTGTATAGATTGCTTCCCCTTCTTGCAACTGCATCAACAACCTACCTTTATGACACACCATGTTGTCAGGTTGTATATTTATTGATACATAATACTGTAATACTATACCAATAATTAATAATATCATAATCATTGGTATTAAATATCTCATTATTTTACTTACCATAAACTAATCCTCCGTTGAATAAGTTTGTTTAAACAACCTGTATAATTATACTTGTAACAAAATCTATATAGAAAGGATAACATTATGTGGACAAAACCAGCAGCAGCTGAAATGCGTTTCGGCTTTGAAGTAACAATGTATGTTTGCAATAAGTAATTCATACTAAATTCATGGGGGATTTACATCCCCCTGAATAATACCTTCATTTTATTATTAGAACGCTTCACCCAATCCCAATCAAATCTAACCCTCACAATACCTTTCCTACCTCTAACACCACCAATAGCAACTGCATTTTTAGGCAAATACTTTAGATTCTCTTGTGGTACATAGCGATAAATAAATTTAGAACGGAATGTCATCTTTCATGTTACTCGCTGATGTATTCTGTCCGCTTGGTGTTCCTGAAAACATAGAAGCCAATACAGTGTTTGGGTTTTTATCATTTACTGCAAACCCTGCTAGATTAACACTTCTTTCTAGCAACATGTATGGTCCATTATCGCC